ATGGACAATTCGACATCATTTATTAATCAATATGTTAGTGGTACGGCAAATGGAAGTTCCTGTGAAGAAGAGACCTTTACCGATATAAGATAAAGGAATCCAGTACAAAAGAAGAATGAAAAGGATTTAATCGGAGAGTTCTGAAGCTGGATTAAAATCAACGATTTACCATTTGCAGACGTATTGAATATAGATACCACATATAACAGAGTTCCTGATATGTGTAAAGAAACATTAACAGGATATCATTTCATAAAAAGTGTACATAGTTATAGAAGAAATAGCTTAATAGGATGCCGGAATATTGTTAACAATACTGCGGGAACCAAACAGCTATAGGATGAATAACCTAAGGTTATACTTTAGAATTATGAATCGATACCAAGAGCGAAAGGGATTGGGTTCTAGTTGTATAATCGATTTGTATATTGAAGGACAGGAGGTTTAATAAGCCAGTCTTAGTGAACAGACTGAAGCATCAATAAACAAAACGGTAAAGGTCTTACAGGAACGTAAATCAGTAGATTCCTCCGATTTATAAAATATATAGAATGAGAAAATTAAATAAGTCTTAAAATGATGCTATTTTATTATAGCTCAGAAAATAAAAGGAAAAGTGCCGTGAACCCCTTATTTTGCGGCACTTTTGACGGTTCTAATGAGTATTAATCAGTCCTGATGAAAATCGAAAAAAACGGATCGGTTAGTAACAAATTAGTAACAAATCTTAATCTTTTCAATTTCTTCGCGCAAATCTTCCAGTGATCGATGCCCATAGACCTTATTTGTAATATCCTTGCCAAAACTATGTCCCAGCATGCGCTTTCGGTCATTTTCAGATACTTTGTTATCCTCACAGAGCTTCGAGAATGTATGGCGGCAGTCGTGGGGCGTGTGTTTCTCAATTCCTATAGCTTCCAGCGCCTCATACATAGAGTTTCTAAAGCTATCTGGACTTTCGGTCATTAAAGCCCCATTTCTCTTTATACGTCGTTTTACAAGGTCATATATACCACTGTGTATAGGAACTGTTCTTTCCCGGCTATATTTGTTTTTTACTCCGCCCTGAAAATACCTTACTTTAAGATCCACCTTCATTTTCTTGTAAGCTGCGACTCTATATCCAGAGTAGCACATAATCAGGATCATTTCTACAGTTTCATTATCTTTATTATCCCACAAAATTATTAGTTCGGAATCTGTAAACGGTACGCCGTGCTCATCGTCATCCTCCTGATCGATTCGGACAAACTGAGCATAATTTTTATCGCATAGGTTATTGGCCTCCGCATACTGATACATCTGCCTAAAGAGAGTCTGTATAAGCTCCAGCGATGCGTGTTTCAACGCACAGTTATCAATGACTTTTTGCATATCTTTTTGGGTGATTTCGATAAATGGCTTATCATGAAGAGCAACACAATTTTTAAAGGCAGCGCTCATGCTGCGTTCCATGCTTACTTTTTTCCCTTTATGGCCATAATCCTGCTTAAACTTATCTTTGTAATATCCCTCAAATACTTCCTTGAACGTTTTCGTGCCTTTGTTTGCCTTGGCCTTTTGGGTGTACTGGGAGAGGATTTCAGCAACCTGCTTCTCCAGCTCCCTTTGATCGGATGACAACTCGGCTTCCCGTCCTGGGTAATACTCGTTATTTTTGTACCAGGTAAGAACCGTAAATGCCTTGTACCAATCATCGACGTAACACAGGGCTTTGGGCGTCTGCGGTATGCCGTCGATATTAAATTCTTTTGTAGGCGGGTGTACAGCGTAAGGATTTCGCCGGCCGTCTCCAAGATACTTTATGCTACCGTATCCGTTCGGCAGTTTCTGATGCTTTTTCCTTTTCTTTTTTGCCATAATATCATCTCCTGTCTGTAAAAAATTGTATAAAAAAGACAGCCTGTCTATTGCAGACCGTCACCGAAGATGATACAATAATATTGTTCTGATAATGTACATACCTTCGGGTGGTGTATTAAGCCGTTCGGTGTTGGTAGCACCGGGCGGTTTTTACCATGATCCATTAAATTCCGAGATCCGGGTAATAGGGATAATCACCGAGTCCATACCTATAGATGCCATTGCTGTTGCAATATGCGCCCTTAAAAGCGGAAGTAGCTCTTTGGCTCCATGTTTTCGAAGAGTATCTTCGTCCAGATCTTCGTGTGAAAATACTCCCGTCATTACTATTTTTACAAAGAAGGATTTGTCGTCTTGTTTTTCCTCTTCTGAAAAAGCAAGTATTACAGAAGCCTCTATTTTGCAATTAGATGCAGTGTTATCAAAGATTTTATATTGGTAAGTCAGTTTTATTTGATTATTGTCCGATGTATCCGTCTCATTAATAAGGGTCAATCCAGTAACACGATATTCCTGTAAATTCATTCCCATTTTACATCTCCTCCAATTCTTCAATCCCACTCATCTCTACTACTTCATGCGAAATTCGTCTAGAAGTCTTGGCATGAAAACTTATAATCTTTTCATCAGCTACATCTGGAATTTGTTTGTATAAATATTTTTTGCAGTCTGAGTTATAAGCGATTATAGCATTGCAAAAATGTTGGTTTAAACTTATTCCGAGATCCTTTGATATTTCAGCGGAATCCGAGTAAATATTTGGTGAAAGACGTAGAGCAAACTTTCCGTTATGCTTTGGTAATTCCTTTACAGTAACTGGCGGAACAGGAATTCCGACTTCCTTTGCAGTTTCAATCCACTCATCCTCGTTTGCTTCTAACTCAGTTATTGCTTCTGCGGAGGTTTCTCCTTGCCCGACACATCCTTTAAGTACCTTGCTCTCTGCCACCCAGAAGGTGTGCGATTCTACAGTCATTTGATAAATATTGGCTTCATATTTCATGGTTGCTCCTCCTTGATTGAATCAAACAAATCTTTCAATTGCTTGATATATGCCTCTTCGACATTCTTCCCATGTCTTGGAATTGGAATCACTGTACCAGAAGGTACGTGAGCCACTTTTATTCCATGCTTTCCTCCGGTTTTTATTATGCATCCGTAATAATATGCTAGCGTTTCGACATCGTCAAATGTAATATCATTCGGTATTGGCTTTCTATAGAATTTTTTGATTCTTTTTTCTATTGTACTCATAATAATTCCTTTTATGCACATGATATCACATATGATATCAAAGGTCAATTTGTTACTATTTAATATATCAAAGAAAACACCACATTTTTCTTAAGCCGTTCCTGTTGGCGCAGGGGCGGTTTTTATTTTATATTTTATTCACCGACTGGAACAAGTTGTAAGGATACACCAGAAACTGAAAGTACAGTTCCTTCTTCGAAAATTGCATTGTTAAATTGTGCTATGCTAAAACCTGCTTCTGCTGGATTTCCCATAATTTCATTTAATCCACCTTCGTACATATTGTCGGAACTAACATTTCCACTGCCACTGGTGGCAACAAGATTATATGTACCAGCTGGAAAATCTGTTCCTGCAGTATAATTTCCGGCGCCTAAATCAATTGGAGTAGCATCAGCAACGGTTCTTGGGGTAACTGCTGAAACTTCTGCGTCTTCAGAAACTAAATGTATGGAAACAGTACTGCTTAGTGATAATGTGACACCAGAGTCCATTTTCAATCCATTAAAAGAATCAATAGAATACCCTTCTTCGGCAGGGGATCCCATAATTTCATTAAGCCCCCCACTATACATATTTGATGAAGAAACATTACCAGATCCACCAGTTGCGGTTATGTTGTATGTTCCGACAGGTATATCAGTACCAGCAATATAATTTCCAGCAGATAAGTCTAATTCATAATGCTCTTTTGCCACATCTGTTGGTTTTTCCTCGTCTTTTCCAGAAATGTCTTTTAGTGTATCCGTTACTTTTTCCTTAAGATCATCAGTGGACGTTGCTTTTCCGCCTGAAGATCCGCATGCCGTAAATGATAATGCCATCACGGCGGCTAACATGAGTGCTAAAATTTTCTTTTTCATAATTGTACCTCTTTCCCCCGTACCTTATAACACCACATATATGTTAAGCCATCTGGCGTAACATCTTAAAAAATAATATCATCTTTATTACATATACCAATCACTTTTCCAAGACATATAACAGTATCAGATTCATTTAACGGAATATTTTCAAAATTATTATTTTTACATACCAGTTCATTTTCGCCTAATTCTTTAATCATTAATTTTTCATTAAGCAAGAATATACCGGTATCCTTAATATTTACTTTTTCGTGCTGTGATACGATTACTGTAGAACCATCTGGATAATCGGGTTCCATACCATGTCCCTGTACATCCAGTAAAAAATCCCCTTTCGAATATAGAGGAGTATTAGGTAAGAAAACCTGTTTTCTATATTCCAAGACGTCCGAAATTTGAATCATTTTAGTTATCATTTCAACCTCTGTTTCTTGCTTTGAACTTTTATATGAGATATTTAACAATATCATCCATCGGAAGCGTGAATTGAATAGTTCCATTATCTACACTTAATGTTTTTCCAATACTATCATTTGTTATTAGTACATGTAATTGGGTTTCTGTCATTCCCAATGGAGAATTTTGAATTCCTTTTACTTTTATTTCTTTATTTTTACAGTTCATTTTTAACCTCTCTCAAATATATTATTTTGGCTATATAGCGCAAAGGTTTCTAAAAAATGTATAATGTGTATCTTGTTCGATTTCATCGGCATTATCCTTTTCAAAATCGTTCCCAGTAAGATGTTCATAAGCGTGTAAAAACCGTTGATATTGTTGCTCTTGAGATAATGATTCATCAATAAAAATAGTGAATGTCCCGTCTTCATTTGATACAACAGCTTCACGTACTTTTTCCGGTAGGAAAAGATATTAATTTGATTTGATAATCAATCGTCAATATGACCTCGTTCCTTTCTTTTTAATGCCATTAACATTGTGTGCACTGCTTCCAAATCTTCTGGTTCAGCATCACGCGCAGCATCAAATAGCATCCTTAGTTCTTTGTTTTCAAAAATGTCTTGTGCAACTTTTCTGGTTTCTTCATTGAGATAATATACCTCACCACCTTCTTTTTCCTTTCCCGTCATTAAGTATTCAAGAGAAACATTGAAGTAATCTGCAAGTTTTTGAAGCTTGTCCTGCTTTGGAGTACTTATTCCTCTTTTCCAATCACTTAATGTTGATTGTGATACCCCTGTTTCTTTACTTACTTTGTAGGGAGTTACGTTAAATTCTTGTAATAGTTTACTAAAAATCTCATACATTTTTTATTCACCTTTCACAAAAAAGTAATTACTAAAGAAAACCGTTGCTATGCCTATTGACAAAGCAAGATATCAGTAGTATAGTATGAGCATACACAAGAAAACCGGTGTAAATTTCAAGTGTATGCTACGGAAATATAATAATTTTATCTGGTAAATAAATACTATCATATTTCCGTAGTAATTTCAATCATTTAAATACGGAAAGGCGGTGCAAAAATGTACAAAAAATTTGCTGATTTATTAGCAAAAACAAACAAAACAGCGTATCAAGTATCTAAGGATACGGGAATTGCTCAATCATTATTATCTGATTGGAAGTTAGGGAGAATCAAGATTCTTGGAGCCAGTAAACTTAAAATTCTTTCAGAGTACTTCGGTGTATCAATTGAGTACTTCTTGGAGTAAGTACAGTGTAACACAAGATGTGTCCCATAAAACGGACTTTAGTTTGGAGCGTAGAGAAGGAGGTGCGAGATGAATGCAAAAAGAAACAATGCGCGTTCCGGAGGCCGCCCAGATGCTGGGTTGCAGCCAACAGGCGGTTAGAGAGCGCATCCGCCGCGGGATCTGGAAATTTGGGGAGGTTATCCCCAAGGAAAAAACCGGAAATGAGAACGACAGCTTTGTTATTTATCGCAGAAAGCTGTATAAGCATCTCGGAATAGAGGAGGTGCAAAGCGATGAAACGCAGACCGCGTGACCGCCCGATGACGGACTGGCAGCTGGTGAGAGTGCTGGCGGGGCTGGCAGTAGTATGGGGAGCCATGGTATTAGCGTACATAGCCATGGCATAAAAAAGAGCGCTTACATAAGCCATTGCAGTGGCGTAAGCACTCACATAATCAATCAACTTTATTATAACAGATTTGGAGGAGGAAACAAGCGTTGTTAAAGAAAATTTATGAAGAACTTGTTCTAATAAGAAAAGAACTCCAAGCTATTCAGAGTAGCATGGAGTCCTTAATAGAGGTGAAGGATGATAAAAATGATACGGTAGGTAAGGCAAAGGAATTGTTAGGGTTCAGGAAATAACATTTCATGATAGCGTCTTATACCATTTACGATAATCACGTTCATGAAACGGACTTGGTCTTTGGTAAATCCCAGATTTTTAATGATATCTGCCATTTGGAATAAATCAGTGGATTCTTCCATGTCGTTCAAGATTTCATCGAAGTTGATTTGTGGATTTTCTAAATTAGACATTTTAACATCTCCTTTCTTAGTTTTCCGATATTCGGTATCTATAGTATAGGAGATAGGAATGGAATTAGCAACAGATATGAAAGAGTAGGTGATGGCATGCAGATGACTCAGGACTGGGACAACGGCAATTATATGGAGTGGGCGGATCAGGAGCGGCTGGTCCGGCAGGACCTGGAGGAGATCAACAGGGATTTAAAACGGCGGAAAGCCGAAAATTATAGAATGACTGAATTAGAGGAGGAAGAACATGAGTAGTATATATGAGCTTACGGACCAATGGAAGGAAGTAGAAGGGATGCTCTATGACGGAGAAACAGATGAGCAGATTATCCTGGATACACTGGAATCAATCAATGGTGAGATCGAGCAGAAAGCTGATAATTACGCCAAACTGATCAAGAACATGCTCTCTGATGCGGAGATTTTAGGTGCAGAAGAAGACCGTATTAAGCGGAGACGGCTTTCAATAGAAAACAGAGCGAAGCGTCTCAAGGAAACGCTGCAGGCAAATCTGGAATATATCGGAAAGACCAAATTCAAGACTGCCCTGTTTAGCTTCAGCGTATCAAAGAACGGCGGGAAACAGCCCCTGGAAATTACTGATAACCTGGATGATATCCCGGGTAAGTTCTTAATTCCGCAGCCACCGGTCGTGGACAAGGACAAGGTAAGAGAGCTTCTAAAGGAAAAAGAAGTGGAATGGGCGCGTCTGGAGCCTTATGTAAAACATCTCAATATTAGGTGATGCTTATGGAAGAGAAGAAAATAGAAGGAATTCCACCATACCGGATGAGTCAAATCGTAAAGGCGGCCGCGGATATTACGGACCGCATGGTTAACGGCAGGAACCTCTATAATCCTACATATCATGAGTGTGAGATCGTGATAGAGCTGGTATCTGAGGCGATTAAAAAGAGTAAAAACGAATACAGGAGGAAATAAAATGTTTTTGAATAAGACGCAGTTTAAGAAATGGGTTAAAGACGCTTTTAAAGGCGGCGGCCTGACAGTTGGGCGTGTTTACGGTGGACTGGTAATATGCGGAGGAACATGGACGACATGGACGGAAGAAGGGTATGTACCGAACTGGGTGAAGGCTACTGTGATGGAATATGCCGGCGAACTGCCGAAGGCAGGTTATGTCTTTAAGGCCAAAAAAGACAATCCGGTACAGTATGAGATAGCAGAGAACAAATACCTGGATCTTCCAAGTATGTTCATGGATGCAAAAGTTCCGTTCTTGGTTACGCCAATTGTATACGATGAAAGCTGGAAGAATTTCAGATTTTTGCAAAATATTGGGACGCAGGAGATTATTGCTGTCAGTACATATCTGTATGACATTCTGGACATGAGGGAACTGGGTGGGGAGAGCAGGCCGGCTGGGCCATGCTCAACAAGCCGTAATGGGTCAGTCTTGATTTGGAAAAATGAACATTCGGCCCTGTCGATCTGCAAGACAGATATAAGTGGCAATGGATTGGATGTCATGGACGTATTGGCAACGCATTCATTCGAGAAGGAGGTCGTTTAGATGGCAATACCAGTTCTGATCATTGGAAAATCCGGGAGCGGGAAGAGCGCAAGCATGAAGAACTGCGTGGGAAAAGACTTTAACCTTATAAGAGTCCTGAACAAGCCTCTCCCATTCCGAGGGAAAATAAATGGGTGGATAACAGATGATTACAACACCGTACATAAAGCCCTTAAGTCCGCTCCTGCAAAATCAGTAATTGCCGATGATGCAGGATATCTCATTACCAACTATTTCATGAAAAATCACAGCACAAAGGGGAAGGGAAACGATGTATTTGGTCTGTACAACACACTTGGAGATAATTTTTGGAATATGATTCAGTTTATTGTAAATGAACTGTCCCCTGACAAAATCGTATACATTATGATGCATGAGGATACGGATGATTACGGAAATGTAAAGGCAAAGACAATAGGAAAACTGCTTGATGAAAAAATATGCCTGGAAGGTATGTTTACGATCGTACTCAGGTGCGTTAACAATATGACTGAACATAAATTCATCACACAGTCTGACGGCAGTGCAATCAGCAAGTCACCGGAAGGGATGTTTGAAGACATAGAAATACCAAACGACATTCTATATGTCGACAATAAAATCAGGGAGTATTATGGGATTGAGAACCCGAAAAATGCAGAGAAACAGGAGGAGAACTAACTATGATAACAAAACCAACAGGATATGATGAAGCAGCGGCTTACACAGGGGAATCTATGCAGCTCCCGGCCGGACTGTACATATGTGCAATTAAGCAGGTGAGTGAAACACAGACATCGAATGGTCGCCCACAGATAGCGATATTGTTTGATGTAGCCGAGGGGGAGCACAAAGGCTTTTATCAGGCGCAGTTCGATGCATCAAAAAGAATGAACGGGGACAAAGCTAAATGGAAAGGCGTACATAAGCAGATTATGGATGGAACAAGCCTTCCATTTTTTAAAGGGCTTATGACCAGTATAGAGAAATCTAACCAGGGCTATCAGTTCCCGTGGGGAAAAGAAGGAAATGAGAAAACACTTGTTGGCAAAAAGTTTGGTGCAGTTATGGGAAGGGAGCAGTTTTCGACCGATGACGGAAGAAAGGCATTTGCAACAAAAATCTTCCAGATTCGCAGCATTGACGGGTTAAAAGATGCGACAGTACCCGAGGACAAACTACTTGAGGAGAGTGCTGATAAGCCGCAACCGCAGGCATCTACGTCATACGGCCCAGCTGACAGTGACGGGTTTATGCAAGTCCCGGATGGAATAGATGAAGAGCTGCCGTTTATGTAAAGAGGATTACGATGAGGTGAAACGCCTTCTCAGCATGGAACGTGTGGCAGAATTTTACGGGTATAAGGTACAGCGTGGGAGAGTATGCTTATGCCCGTTCCACAAAGACACACACCCGAGCATGAAAATTTATCCTGATGGGAAAGGTTTCTACTGCTGGTCGTGCGGCGCGGGCGGTGACGTAGTCAAGTTTGTTGGGCTCCTGTTCGGGCTTGGAAACCGTGAGGCGTGCCTTAAACTGATCGATGACTTTTCCCTTCCGATAAAGACAGAAGGACTTACATATAGAGAGAAGAGGGAACGGCAGGACAGGCAGAATAGATACCGGAAACTGCGGAAATTCCAGGAAGAGGCCCATAGTATACTATGGGAATATTGGAAACTGTTATGCAACGCAGCACAGCAGTATTCCAGTCCACATTTTGATGAGGCAATGCAAGAGCTGTCAATTGTGGAATACTGGCTTGAATGCCTTAAGGAATGCCCGGAAGAATACTATGCAGACAGAAAGGCGGTGAGAAAGCTTGGAGAAATCGAAAGAAGAATTGCTGGATGGGATGACTTCGCTTAGCCCTGCGGAACAGTTCCCTGATGAGATCTTCTATCATATTTTCGATATAGAAGACAATCTAGAACGCACACAATATATAGAAGCACTGAAACGCCAGGCACGCGCATTGAAACGCGTGAGCGAGTTCAATTCTGTCCTTAAGTCATTCTTCATGGACTACGCGGAAAAAATGAAAGAGACAGGCAACAAAACCGCTTTCACGGGTCAGCCACTCGAACTGGAATGTGGGCAGTGGCGGGCAAACGATTCAGGTGTCACGATGATGAAGTATGACAATAAAGGGATGCCTGTAACCATGAGCGCCTGCACCCACCCAATTCTGCCAGTGGAGATCCTTAAGAATGTAGATAACAGTGAAGAGAGAGTGCGGCTTGCTTATTTTAAGTATGGAGAATGGTGCCAGGTAACAGTCGGCAGAGATATCTGCGCTGACAATAACGCCATTGTCAAGGTGCTTAGCAAGATAGGGATAGAGGTCACATCTGAGAACTCAAAAGCACTTGTCCGGTATATCAGTGACTGCGTAGGATACAATCCAGCGAAGTTAGAGCCCAAGAAGTCTATCAATCGATTAGGCTGGGCGGGAAACGAATTCATGCCTTATGCAGATGACATCGTGTATGACGGAGACGAAAAATTCAATGCTGTATTCAAAAACATAAAACAGGAAGGCAGTTTTGATGCGTGGAAAGACCATTGCTCTGCGCTCAGGAAAAACAAAATCGTAAGGATGGCATTTGCGGCAAGCGCGGCAAGTCCATTGCTTAGTCTGGTAAATGCCCTTCCGTTTGTATTCCATATCTGGAGTGGTGAATCAGGCACCTGTAAAACCGTGGCAGTAATGGCAGCCATGTCTATATGGGGGAATCCTAAAATGGGCGGACTGGTAAAAACGATGGACAATACGCAGTATTTTTATATGGAGTCCGCAGCGTTCCTGCGATCCATACCTTTCGCTGGTGACGAATTACAGACTGTAAAAGATAGATGGACAACCAACTATGACAAACTGATATACAGGCTGACTGAAGGTATTATGCGGGGGCAGGGTAAAGCATCTGGGGGCGTAAAAGAAACGATGACATGGTGCAATAGCTTTTTGTTTACAGGTGAAGAACCTATCACGAAAGCGAACAGCAGGGCGGGGTCAAAAAACAGGGTGATAGAAATAGAGGTTGAATCCAAGCTGCTTGAAGACGGAAATTACAGCGTATCAGTATTGGCAGAAAACCACGGTTTTGCAGGAAAAATGCTAGTGGATTATCTGCGTGGCACCGAGACTAGAAAATTGAAGGAAGAATACAAGCATTATTTTGATGCCATGTGCAAACTCGACACAACAGAGAAACAAGCAATGGCAATGTCCTGCATACTTATGGCAGACAGGATACTTACGGAATTGATTTTTACGGACGAAACCCCATTAACTATAGCTGATGTGAAAGAGTATCTCAGGAGCGCAAACGAAGTAGACGCAGCAGAGCGGTCTTATCAGATGGTTCTCAACTGGATAGCAAAAAATCCAGTACGTTTCCAAAACCCAACCGAAACAGATGCGGTCAATAAAGGAGAAGTTTGGGGAAGAATTGATACCAATGATGAAAAGCCAGAGATACCACCGGTAGCTGTAGTAAATAAAGATGTGCTATGCGAATTTTTGGAGAAAAGCGGCTTTGATTATGCGGCAATCAGCAAGAAATGGGCAGAAAAGAACCGGCTTGTAAAAAATACGCAAGGCAAATTCGTCCATCAGACCAAAGTACATGGAATCAAGGCAAGTTATTTAAAAATAAGCATGGAGCCGGATGCAGACGAGGATGGGTTTACTTCGGTGGAAGAGGAACAGATAAAACTTCCATTCGATTAAAGTCTTACCACGAAAATTTTGGTAAGACAAAAAGTAAGACCATAAAACAGCGCAAATATGCGCTTTATAATATATAGTCTTACCATCTTACCTGTCTTACCATGTACCATATACGTGTAGGCGTAAAAATTACAATGAAATTTTTTCTCTAAAAATATGTGGTTGTATGGTGTATTTTCTGGTAAGACGGTAAGACCCAACGTTTTTACTGGGTTTGAGGACACTTTTCTTGGTGGAAACGGGTAAGACGATTACCTAAAATGGTAAGACAATACAAAAATGGAGGTAGGAAATGAAAGAAATTGAATTTATGCAACTCCTTTTGGAGGACGCAAAGCAGGAATTGGAATATAAAAATATGTTTGACGAGGCACAGGAACTGGCAAACATAAAAGACCAGGAAGCGTATGACAGATGGTTGGGGATGCGTTCTCCATCCGTTGCAAGGATAGAGGATGACATGAGGATGATACGGCGCATCTCCCTGCAACTTGAAAGGGGGGTGAAGCAATGAGTAATAAAAGCATAGGAACAGCATTTGAGAGAGAATTTTCACAGATGCTTTCCGATAACGGGTTTTGGGCACATTGTCTGAAAGACAACCAGAACGGGCAACCATTTGACGTGATTGCAGCAAGGGACGGAGCAACATACGTCTTTGACTGCAAGGACTGCCAGGGAGATGCTTTCCCGCTGAGCCGGATAGAAGAAAACCAGCACAATGCGATGACACTATGGAGCATGACTGGAAACAGGCAGGGGCTGTTCGTGGTCAGGATCCAGGAAACAGTAATTATCGTTCCGCACAGGATGCTGACCATCATGAAAGAAAATGGTAGTAAACAGGTGAGGTATAAGGAGCTTTTAAGATGTGGCAGGACATTCAACCAGTGGATGGAGCATCAGAACAAACTGGATAAGCAGGTGACGCAATGCAGGTAACAATCAGCAATGAAATATTTATAACTCCGCCGACGCCAGAGATTGTAAGCTGGGCCCGTGAGAACTTGGTCATCCCTAATCCAGAATATTCCAAGAAGCAGCGGATGGGATTATGGACAGGGAATACCGAGAAGCAACTGTATCTGTATTATGTGGATGGAGAGGCCCTGGTGTTACCCTGCGGGGCCGGGAAGGAGATAAGGCCACTTATATCCGGTGCGGATATAAGGCTGGATGTGGCTGACAATGGCCCACTAACGTTTGACGGTACTGTCCCATTGTACGATTATCAAGAAATAGCCGTGAAAGAAATGCAGGCGGCTGGATGCGGGATCCTGCAATCCCCATGCGGATCAGGAAAGACGCAGATGGGCATAGCCTTGGCAGCGCGCCTGCAGCGTAAAACATTGTGGCTTACGCACACCGCTGATCTCCTGAACCAGTCCTATGAGCGGGCGCGGCAATATTACCCAGAAGAAACGCTGGGAAAGATTACGGCAGGTAAGGTGCATATTGGCAGTCATATTACTTTTGCAACGGTGCAGACGTTGGCTAAATTAGATCTTCAGAAGTATAAGTATACCTGGGACGTAATTATTGTAGATGAATGCCATAGGGTGTCGGGCACTCCGGCCAGTATGAAGATGTTTTACCGGGTAATAAACTCCCTGGCTGCAAGATATAAGTATGGGTTATCAGCGACAGTGCACCGGGCGGATGGGCTGATCAAGAGTACATTCGCGGCGTTGGGGGATGTAAGGTATAAGGTCCCGGACGAGGCGGTTGCAGAGAAGACGATGCAAGTAACTATAGTGAGGCGAGACACGGGTATTAAGATCGACAGGATTTGTCTGGACACGGATGGGACGCTGGTATACAGCAAACTGATGCAGTACCTGACCGGGAACATAGAGAGGTGCCAGGGGATTGTGGACGACCTGATCAGGAATGCGCAGCACTCAAACCTAATACTGTCAGACAGGCTGAGTCATCTGCAGCTGTTGATGGGGATGCTGCCGGAAGAATTAAAAAGGCAGAGTACAATGATAGACGGGAAAATGACCAGCAAGAAAGGAAGGGCCCAGCGGCAACAGGCCATTGAGGACATGAAACGAGGGAAGCTCCGCTATCTGTTCGCGTCCTTCAGTCTTGCGAAAGAGGGACTTGACATCCCATGCCTGGACAGGCTATACCTGGCTACTCCTAAAAAAGACTATGCCGTGGTTACGCAGAGCATTGGCCGGATTGCCAGGACATTTGAAGGTAAGAAAGATGCGGTCTGTTATGACTATGTGGATGATATCCAGTTCTGCGAAAACCAATGGAAACGCAGGAAAACCAGTTACAGGAGAGCGGGGTGCAGGATTACGTGAATACAGTGGAGTTATACAGGAAAATCAAGCACTTGCAGACGATAAGATTAAAAAATGAAGCTGCGCTCAACCCGGCAGACCTTGAAGGAAAATACAGAGTGTCCTACGAAAGGCTGTGTGAGAGCATAAAGCAAGCGCAAATGGACTATAGAACGGAATGCACGAGGGTTGTTAGGACCCTTATAGAGATTCTGGCGGAATTGGCATATTTTGACCCTACAGATGAGGAATATGACGAGATTCGGGATTTTATGTGTAACAAAATAAAAGAGTGCTGTAATGATCCACTGCTTACTGGATTGACTGCGACAGCGATTGAACGATTGGAAAGTGAGGATAAAGATGAGCTGGGTTGATAAGCAGCACAAGAAAGCAAAGATACATAATCTGGTAGAGCAAGCCATGAAGGATCCTCAATTCCAGGAAGCGCAAAAAGAAGCAGACTGAGGATGCGATAAGGGAGGCATTTGACTGTTTTCTGCTGATCAGTGCGGATTATCTTTATAGACATCATAATTACGGAAAGAAGCGCCTGACAAGGTTTTTGGCTTTTGCGGTGGATCAGATGCGGTTTATACCAGATGATCCGGATTATTTTCGGCTGCTGAACGATGCGCTGGAAATGGAGACGGGGATTAACATTTTAGGAGAAGAACATGGACGAGGAATTGAAAGAATGTGAGAACTGCTATTATTACGTTTTTGGGGAAAACGATGAGCATTGTAAGAAGTGTGTGAAGTCTGTAAATGAAAAAGGAGTAGACGGTTTTGATGGATTTTGGAAGTCTGTTTATTCTGAGAATTAAAATTTAGGAGGGGCAGGATGAAAAATACGGAAAGGATCAGAGCAATGACAGATGAGGAGCTGGCGCATTTCCTGGCAACAGTAGAGGCAAAATTGTATCGAGATGATTTGGACATTATTGCCTATCGTGCTGACGAGGTAGCTGACGCGCTGGAATGGCTCAAAAGAGAATCGTATTAACATTTAAAGGAGTATGCGGATGAATAGAACATGTATGTATTGTGAACATCATTATCCGGTAAGCGACAGCATTGATAGCATACATATGATCTGCATCAATGCAGAAAGCGAAAAATTATTGCAAGAGACAGGTTTTCTGGATGACTGTGAACACTGGGAAGAGGAAGATATAGAAGATTAACATTTAGGCGAAATCTAGAAAGGAATATATTATGTGGACTGATTTAAGTAGATTTAAGGTGATACATGGAGACAAGGTGCTAAATGCGGTAGCTCTTGTGGAAATAAGGATGCCGGAAGGCATGAGCTGGGAAGATAGGGATACCATTATTAAACCAAAAACAATTGATGTGTTGGCAATCAATGAAGATGGGAATCTGGTATCCATTATGGATGAGGCATGGATGTTTCAATTTTTGCCGATAGTATCCAATTAA